TCTGATCGGCGAGTCCATCCGTCGCGGCTCGGAAACTAATGCGATTTTAGTCGCGTATATAAACGATTTTTTCCTTTCGCGTTTTCAACTTGACAGCGGGGCGAATATATGAGATTAATTATCCATAGTGATTAGGTGCGCCTGAGCGAAACGTTCTCAGGCGCACTGATTTTAAGTGCTGCTAAGTTCCTGTTTTCCTAGATTTTGTGTCTAGTTTAGTCGTCCCTAGGCACAAAACACCTAAACTCCAAATGTCATACAGCTAACCGACTGCTTATCGTTAACGAACCACTCCGAGTCGTTGACCGCTATCCGTTTCCGTTTCGTGAGCCCCACGTTTGTACCTGGAGTCAGCACGGACGCGCGTTCATCCACGTGATGCGCGCAGGTCCGGCACGCCCGTCCTCCAGCCTTACAGGCGCGCTTGTGGCTCGCGACCGGCGCCGCCGGCCCGCCATGCGTTTGTTCGCAGGGCCTGAGCCGGCGGCGCCGACGACCTCGGCACGGCAGCCCCGTCTTTCGTGACACGTCACCCTCATAGCCAGGACCGCAGGAGAGCGACATGACGCAGACCGTCGCAATAAAGCTTCTCAATACCGCCGCAACGACCGGCGATGGGCCAGTGTTCAACCTGGAATTTCCGCAACTAGCCGCAGCCGTGCAGGCGGAGATCGCTGGGACACCAACCCAGGCTGTGATCAACCTGATGGCGCTGCTCGATGGCGGAACTTGGGACACGCTGTGCGTCCTCGATACCAGCCAGGGATACGTCAGCGGGGAGATTTCTCCCGTGACCTTCCCGGCACCGATCCGTCAGATCAAGGGCAATATCGGTACGCTTGCCGGCGGGACCAATCCATCCGTCTCCTTATATTTCACCGCCAGGGGATGACGAGAAGCCGGAGCCGCCAAACCGAACCTCGCGGCGAGCGGCGCACTCGGCTTGATATCTCTAACGTTGACCTCCCAGGCTCTCACGTTTGACTTCCAACTTCTGATTTTCGGAGGCTGATATATGGCAACGATTGTCCCGACCTTTTCTAAAATTCGCGGCCCTTCCGGTGGAGTCGACGCTATCGTGGCCACCTGGACACCGCTCGCGGCCGCAGGCGACATCGGCCAGGCGCTGCAACGAACCGATTTGGCCGATCGCTCGGTCCAGGTCACGGGTACGTTTGCAGCCTCGACCATCGTGCTCGAGGGCTCGAACGACGGGATTAACTACTTCACCTTGTCAACCCCCTCGGGCGCTGCCGTGTCGTTCACGGCGGCCGGCCTGCTGCAAGTCAACCAACCGACCGCCTGGGTCCGCCCACGGATCACCGTGGGCAGCGGAGCGAGCCTCACAGCGACGCTGACAGCGCGACGAACCCTCAGGTAAGGGTCGAACCCACGATTCCCTTTTGCCCGGCCGGTAGGATGGGTTGAGCGAAGCGAAACCCATCTTACAGGCGCGAACGTGACGGGCGCCGCACGAGACGCAACGACGATGGAGGCGCGCAATGCCGCGACCGAAAGCGCCAGGGCGCAACCGCAAAGCCCGAGAGAACGAAAAGGGCAATGTAAAGGGGAATGCCCGGAAGCAGCCCCGGCCGTCGTCCGACATCCCGTCCGAGGAGATGACCGTCGAAACTCTGATCCGCAAGTTGGAGGAAGCCCGGAAGTTCGCGGTCGACAACGGACGGGCCGCTGCCGCCGTGACCGCGACGGTGGCGATAAGCCGGCTTCTGCGCCTGTTACCGGACAAACCCGGACGCCCGCCTTCATCGCACAAGCCCGGACGCAGTCCGGCGCTGCCGGCAAAATTCGACGGCAACTACAACGACGCCGCGCGCCGCATCTTATTCCTGCTGGGGCTCGCGGCGAAGGAAAGGGCTGAAGAGCCTGACAAGGCGAACGGACAAGAACGTGACCGATCTTCCTGACGACTATCCTTCCCACGACGAGATCGCCGGCAGCCTCAGGCACATCCCGCCCGAGGCGCAGGACGAGGCGGCCTGGATCTGGCTTTCGAAAACCGGCCAGCACGTGTGGACGCCCAATCGGGGGCCTCAGTCTGACGCCTACCATTGCCTGGCGGACGAACTGTTTTATGGCGGACAGGCTGGCGGCGGCAAAACGGCGCTGGGACTCGGCCTCGCTTTGACCGCACATAAACGTTCCCTCCTCCTGCGCCGCATCAACAAGGATGCACTCAAACTGGCCGAGCAGGTCACGGAAATTCTGGGCGGCCGTGACGGCTTCAACGGGCAAGCCCAACGGTGGCGACTGCAACTCCCCGATGGCGCGGGCGAGCGGCTGGTCCAGTTCGCAGGCTGCGAACTGGAGGACGACAAGCAACGCTTCAAAGGCAACCCTTACGATCTCATCTATTTCGACGAAGGCACGGATTTTCTCCTCTCGCAATATCGCTTCATCATCGGATGGAATCGGTCCGCAGACGAAAAGCAGCGCTGCCGGGTCGTGGTCGGATCGAACCCGCCGACGACCGCCGAAGGACTTTGGGTCATCAGGCATTGGTCGCCCTGGCTCGATCCGATGCATCCGCGGCCGGCAAATCCCGGCGAACTGCGCTGGTTCACCACCGGGCCCGACGGCTCAGACATCGAGGTGGTGGATCGCGGTCCCCATATGGTCGACGGCGAGAACGTGCTGGCACGCTCGCGCACCTATATTCCGGCTCGACTTGAGGACAATCCCGATCTGCGCTGCACCGGTTACGCTGCGGTGCTAGCCGGCCTGCCGGAAGAGCTGCGCCGCGCCTATCGTGACGGCAATTTCGCTGCCGGGCTGAAGGACGGCGATTTCCAGGTCATCCCCACCGCATGGATCGAGGCGGCACAACGGCGCTGGCGCGCAGACGCCGGACGCGGCATAGCGATGACGGCGATCGGGCTCGATGTGGCCCAAGGTGGCGCGGATTACACCGTACTCGCCGCGCGGCATGGCGGCTGGTATGCGCCGCTCGTCCGCAAGCCGGGCCACGAGACACGGGACGGCAGCACCGTCGCGGCGGAAGTCGTTGCATTGCGGCGCGACCGCTGCGCGGTCGTGGTCGACGTGGACGGCGGCTGGGGCGGCGATACCGTTTCGCGTCTCAAGGATAACGGCATTCCGGTGGTCGGCTTCAAGGGCGCCGGCGTATCCCATGCAAAGACCCGTGATCGCCAGCTCGGCTTCTACAACAAACGCGCCGAAGCCTGGTGGCGCATGCGCGAGGAACTGGACCCCAACCAAGCGGGCGGGTCCGTGCTTGCGCTGCCGTCCGATGCATCAGTGAAGGCCGATCTCGCGGCGGCGCGTTGGGAACTCACAGCGCGTGGGATCAAGATCGAGGACAAGAACCAGATCCGTAAGCGGCTCGGCCGCTCTCCCGACGAAGGCGATGCCATCGTGATGTGCCTCTCGGAGGGCGCGCGGGCCGCGGCGGCGGAACTGCGACGCAGGCAGCGGGAGGCTCGACCAGAGCAGGCGAATGTAGGCTATCCGCATTTGAAAGAGCGGCGGCCGCGATAGCCGGAACCGGCGGTCTTGCCGCCGACCCATGCAGGAGCACGCAATGCCAGACGCGACAACTGGCCGGCTGCCCCGGCGAACATCGCATTCGCCATGGCCGCTCGATGAGCTGGTACGAGCGCAATGCATGGCCTGTGAGGGGCACAACATCGAAAGTATCGCGCGAGCAATCGGCCGATCTAGCGAAGAAGTTCGCCGCAGACTCGATCCGGAGCCGGTGCCGGATCGTCAGGAATTCGCGAGGGTCGGGTACCGGCATCTCAAATACAGATGACAGATGTCGGATGCCAGACGTCAGAACATCCCGTCATGCCACATCTGTCATCCGGAGAATTCGTATGACCAAAGCAAAGCATGATCACCTGCTAATGGCCTTGATTGCAAAGCTGCCGATGGAAATCGCGCAATGGCCTCGTCTGGATCGAATCGCGTGGCTGCAGATGATGGCGATGGCGTTCAACGTGGTCTACGGTCCGTGCGAGGGGATACGGGTCGTGCCGGAAGAGACGCGTTGCGATGAAGCCGACCGAACTCCGAGCGCTCCAGATCATCTTTCGGCGGCGTGGCCTGCAGCAACGGAAGTCGCCTCAAATAGGCCACGACGGTTTTACGTGGACCGCGACGGCTTTGCCCTGGGAGACGGAAAGCCGATCGCTATGGAAGACCTGCCGGCCGGCGCGACCTTGTGGGACGAACGCGTCGGTATCGAATCCGGCGACGTTGCCGCGATCCTTTGGCGCGACACCGGCACTTCACGCCGAAGCCTGCCACCAGGCGTGATTCTCAGACCGATATTCGATGAGTCATAGCGGCCACCAGCCGCAAAGAAAATCGCCGCCGTGTAAAAGGAGAATCCCTTGAGCTCCCTCTTCAAGCCACCGACCATCAACATTCCGCCCCCGCCGGCACCGCTACCGCCCCCGCCCATGCCGGATCCTTTCAATCCAGCCGCCATGGAAGCCGCAAAGGCTCAGGCCGCGGCGCGAGCGGGCCGCTCGTCGACTATTCTCACCACCGCAGCCAATCGAGGCGGACAGACGCCAGCCAGCGGCGTGAGCGCACCCTACGGCGGACGATCGTTGGGTGGCGGCTAAGTCAGCCATGCAGTTTGCGGGCAAAATCCCGCTTTTCTTTGAAGACTGGGATGACCACCCAATGAAAACCCGCATTCAGGAGCTCTTGCAGATCGGCGATCAGCTCTATTCCAAGCGGTTTCCGTTGCTCACACTGTGGCAAAGCTTCGCTGAAAATTTCTATCCGATGCGCGCCGACATGACACGCTCGCGCTACATCTCGGAAGAATTCGCCTCCTATCTCATGACCGGCCGGCCGGTGCTCGCGCATCGCGAGCTTTCCAATGCGCTATCGTCAATTCTGAGGCCGCGCGGAATGGACTGGTTCCAACCCAGAACCGCAATCGAGTCCCTCAACGAGAGTCGTGCCTGCAAGGAATGGCTCGATCGCGCCGGCGCCACGATGCGCCGGGTGATGTATGACGGTGCCTCGCAGTTCACCCGCGCCACCAAGGAGGGCGATGCCGATTACATTCTGTTCGGCCAGTGCGTAATCGAGCCCAGGCTGAACGCGCGGCGTACCGGCCTGCTCTACCGCACTTGGCATCTGCGCGATTGCGTGTGGGCCGAGAACGCCGATCTGGTCATCGATCAGTTTCATCGCAAATGGAAGCTCGACGCTCGCGCCCTGTGCAAGCTCTACCCCGACACGGTGGCCCCCGAGGTCAAGACCAGGGCTGAAAAAGACCCTTTCACGAGCGTCAACTGCCGCGTCATCGTGTTGCCTGCCGACGAATACGACAGTTACGGCACGGACGAGAAAGGCCGGCCGCAGAAGCGCAGCGACGTCCGCCCGTTCGTGCAATGCGTAATCGACGAGGATCATCAGACCATCCTGGAGGAGGTGTCACAGTTCGATCTCGGCTACATCATCCCACGTTGGGTAACGATCGGGGGATTTTCGCAATACGCCTACTCACCAACCGCCATCGTGGCGCTGCCGGATGCCCGGATGCTCCAGCAGATGACGCTGACCTTGATCGAGATCGGCCAGAAGATCGTAGACCCGCCCATGATTGCGGTCGGCGACGCCATCCAGGGCGGCACCAATCTCTACGCCGGCGCCATCAACTGGGTCGATCCCGACTACGACGAGCGCACCGGCGAGGTCCTGCGGCCGATCACCCTCAACGGCGAAGGGCTGCAGTGGGGCACCGAGTACGAAGACAAGATCGAACGCGTCATCAATGAGGCATTTTTCCTCAACGTACTGAATCTGCCCGAATTCGACGGGAAAGCCATGACCGCCTACGAGGTGTCCGAACGGATGAAAGAATATATCCGCCGGGCAACACCGCTGTTTGAGCCGATGGACCTCGAATACAATGGTCGGCTGTGCCAATCCACGTTCGACATCCTTGATCGCGTCGGCGCGTTCGGCTCCCGCCTTGATCGCCCGCCAGCCCTGCGCGATCAGAAAATCGAGTTCAAGTTCGCCAATCCATTGGTGCAGGCCGAGGCTGAGACGAAGGTCGTGAGCTTCACCAAAATGGCGCAGCTACTTGGGGCAGTCATGCAATTCGACCCCTCTGTGCGCGCTGACATCAATTTCGATAAGGCTTTCCGTGGCGTCTATGAAGGCACGGGCGCCCCGGCCGAATGGCTGGAGGATCAGGACCAGGCTGCCGCCGTGAAGGCACAAGCGCGCACCCAACAAGCGGCAGTTCAACAGGCAGCACAGCTTGGCCATGCCGGCGAACAGGCGGGCAAGGCCGCGACGGCAGTAAAGAACGTCGGCGAAATGGCCTCATCGCTGCAGACAGCGGGCTTGATGTGAGGCGCCAATGAGATCTTCACGGCCGAAATCCCAGCCCGATCGTCCCTGGCAAATACCGCGGATCGACGATGCAGATATCTTCGCACTCCAGGCCATTGCCAACGGAACCGCGAGCAATGCGCAGCAGCGGCGCGCCTACGAATATGTGGTACGCGCCTTGTGCGAGACCGACCGCATGACATTTTGGCCAGGCGGGGAGGACGGCAAACGCGCGACCGATTTCGCTGAAGGCAAGCGCTGGGTCGGCCTACAATTACGGCGCATCGAGAAGATGCGTCCGGATCATCGGAACGAATCGACCGAAATCGCCTGAAGGTCTACCGCCGGCCGGTCCACTACGCCCGCTCGCATGACCTGGAAATCCTCAAGCAACATCGTATTCGCTTTCGACCGAATAAGGGTGCGTCATGCAGTACTCCCCGTACCACCCGTTGCGAAAATATACGTGTCCGCTGTTCGATCCCCTCAGCACAACAGCAGCGGCGCTGACCGGCATCGGTACCGCAATTTCCGCGACGAATACCATCGCGGGCGGCGACTACGCGGCGCAGATTGGCCGGATGAAGCAGGCCGAGGCCAATTTCGAAGCTGATCAGGATGTTGCCAATTCCGCCGGCGAAACCGCCGCTGCCCAGCGCCAGGCGATCGACGTCAATCAGCGCGCCAACCTGCTGCGCTCCTCGTCGGTCACGCAAGCGGCCGCGAACGGCGTCGATGCGGATACGGGCAGCGCGCTCACCAACCAAGCGCAGATTACCGCTCGGGGCCGCTACCAAGCCGATATGGACTTGTGGTCCGGCCAGAACCAGGCCAGCGGTTTGATGAACCGTGCCGCCGGCAAAAGATACACAGGCGAGTTGGACGCACTTGGCGGCGAGGAGATGCGCCGCGCATCCACACTCAACGCACTCTCAACAATCGCGGGAGGCGGCGCATCGTTCATGCGCATATACGGCGGCAAGGGGCTGTCCTGATCCAGCGTCCGCGACTTTGACCAAGCCATCCGGACGACTTCGCCCGCCCGGGAGCCTCCCGCAATGCTCCATGGAGCAATTGAGCCCGACGCATGCCCACAATTCCCACCACTGAAGCACTCGGCAGCCTGCCGAACGTGCCGGGCGCGCGCCCGATCGGCGGCTACGATGTCTCGCCTTTTGCGCGCGGCGTCCAGCAGATCGCCGACGCCGGCACGCGATTAGGCCAGGGGGTCGACGATATCGGGAAGGCAACCTTTAAGATCACCCGACAACGAGCCATGACGGAGGCCGTCAACGCCAATGCGTTCATTCATGGGAGACTGATCGAGGCGCGCGAGCGTTATCGGAACGATCCCGACCACGCAACGCTCGCGCAGCGTTGGAACGAGGAAGCCGGAAAAATATTGGAGGATGGGCTTTCTCAAATCTCAAATGAAGACTTGCGAGAGCATGTGCGCAGCAATTTGGCAGTGCCGCTTGCAAGGGAAAGTGCGGCCATCCAAAATCAAGCATTCCGCGGCGCTGCCGATGCCCATGCAAGCAGCCGCGGCAAATATCTGAGCAACCTCGTACATCATATCTCCCTCGACCCGAACGACGGCCTGTTTACCGGCGGTGTAGATGCGCTGCATTCCGCGATAGACGATTCAGTCGCGCGGGGCTTCGTCACTCCCGAGCAGGCCTTGGAGGAGAAGCGCAGCAGCGCACTTGCGCTTTGCGCCGCGCAATACGCGCGAATGAGCCGCGTCGATCCGGACCGGGCGATCAGAGAGCTTGAATCCCGGGACCGCGGTCACCCGTTGCTGACTCAGCTCTCTCAGCAGTCGAAGGACTCGTTGGTCCAGCAGGCGCGGGAGCAGCAGGAAAACAATCTTAAGGACGCGGACCATGCCGCGCTACGTCGCGGACAGGAGAGCCAACGCTCATCCGATCAAGCCGAAAACGAGATCGTTGCAAACCTGACGAGCGAGAAACCGACCCTTACGAGAGCCGATATTTCCAATAATCCACAGCTCACCGACGCGGCGAAAACATACATGCTCGCGCTCGAGGATCGAGCCGCAGCCCCGGATACCGACGCAACGACCTCCAATCCCGCAGCGCGAGGCTTGCTCGATCGCATTCGCCTGCGGGACGGCGACCCGAACAAGATCGCTACGCCCGATCAGATTTATGATGCGTACATCGGCGGGAAACTCAGCAGGGACGACTTCAATTTTGTTCGCAAAGAATTCTTCTCGACACAGACGCCGGCCCAAGCTCCGCTTCTGGCCCACAAGCAGGCCTTTCTAAGGGGCGTCGCGCCCGCGCTTGACCAATCCGACCCGCTGATTGGCGAAATCGATCAGCTTGGCAGGTCCAAAATGTATCTCCTGGAGCGAGATATCGATCGAAAAATCGATCAGTACCTCAAGGATGGCAAGGATCCGCTCGATTTATTTGATCGATCAAAGCCGGACTACGTCGGAAAGCCAGAGTCGCTTGAGCGCTATCGGACCACGGTGCGAGAAGCACTGGAAGAAAATGCCCGCCAACTTCGCTCGACAGCGGTTTCCGGCCCGACCGCGACACCTCAGTCCGTGCCACAACGTCTGATTGACGAAACGCCCTCTGAATATCTCAGACGCACAAACGCTGACCTACCCGAGGCCAAAATGCACGTTCCACTTTCACGGTGACGGATCATGCCGACCAGAATCGAACTTTTGAAACAGGCAGGCTTTTCCGATGGCGAGATCGGCGATTGGGCCACCGGGGAGCGGCAGCGAATGCAGAAGGCGGGATTTACCGATGGTGAGATCGACGATGAGTTCGGTGTCACCCGGCCCCCAAAAGAAGTTCCGGCCGCGTTCGTCGAGCGCTTGAAGCAGGGGAACTGGTTCAATCGCATCCTCGGTGCTGCTGGAGAATATGCGCAAAACTACTTTGGCGACGAACCGCTGGGGTTTTCTCCAGAAAACCGGGAGGCCTTGAGCAGGCTCGGAGTTATCGGCGATATGATCGTTCCGGCCGCAAAACCGGTCGACGCCTTGCTGAGATCGGTGCCGGCGGGAATCGCAGGCTTTGGCGCGGGATTCGGGCAAACGTTGGAGGAAGCCCATGATGCAGCCTTAGGACCGGGCCCATATGCAAAAGGCAAAGCTGCCCGTGATTTTGCGCAATTCGCGCAAATTGCAGGGCTTCTTGCGGGCGCGAACGGGCCGAAGGCTGCGGCAATACGGGCGCCAGCACCGACTGCAACAAGCGGATCGGCCCTCGCATTGCCGCGCGCGGATGACTTTCGCAATGCAGCCGCGAGCATTGCCGCAACCCCGGCAAGCTTCCAGACCGAGCAGAAACTTCTCCGGCTATGGACCGAACATGGCATTCCTCCGATCGAGGTCGCCGAGGATGCGCTGCGCGATCGAACCATTGCGCAAGCCATCCGGTCAGATTCCGAGACGCTTCCCGATGTATATGCAGGGACCAATAGGACGACGACAGCAACCGGTACACTACCGCCTGTAACGAAGCAGCCCAGCGAACGTGCTCAGGTTGATCGCACGACCGTTCCGGCGGAGAACCAAGCCGGTCCGATGAAGACGGAAGAAAGGTCTCCTGCGGACCAGAATGCGCCTGAGCCAGCGCCTATGATCGCTCAGAGCAGAGACATCGCCATGTACGGCCCACCGCGGATATGGCAGCGACCGTTCGCCTGGGACTATCGCGAGCCCCCCCGAACCGATGCGAAAGGACGACTTCTCCGCGATATTGAAGGACGTCCCCTTCGCGCCGATTTCGTCGCCGGGCGGCGATTCGCCGGTGAGGCTGATGAACCCTTGTCGCCAGACGACATTGGAGCGGCACTAGAGCAACTGGATCTCCGGCTTATCGAAACTCCCAAGCTGCCGACGAAAAGCGCAGGTACAGTCGGCTTATATCACGGATATGAATCACGAGCTGGACCGAGTGGCGATATATTCATTAAATCCACACTTAGTCCATCGGACCGGGAATTAGTGACCGCACACGAGTTTGGTCACGCAATAGATCACTTTTCCGGTCTTCTGTCAGAAAGGCTCACGTCCGCCGAGATTGACGAACTTCGTGCGGTTTACAGGACTCTGCGGGCTGGCCCGAGAAAAACCCTTTATCCGCAGCCCGAAGACTTCGGCTATGACGAGCGCCTCGTAAAGCGAGAACTCATTGCCGAGGGTTTAAGAACCTACATGACGAATCCAAACTATTTCAAAATGGTGGCGCCGAGGACCGCGGCCAAGGTTCGCGCGGTCGTCAACGAAAGTCCGTACCTCAAGCACGTCATACAGTTCAATTCGCTTGGCGCTGTTGGTCTGGCCGGCGCCGGTATTGGCAATCAAGATCGAGGCGATCAGTAGAGTGCGCCACTGGCGCTTGCCAGCTCCTGGATACCTTTATTCACGGACCAAACGGAGTTCTATCATGCCTGCAATTACCCAAGACAACGTTCTGCTCTGGCTTCACGGCCGCCGCCTTGGGCTCGTCGGCGACGGCAGTTTTGGCGCCTCCTCGGGACTCATGGTCGACAGCCAACTGGTCGGCTCCAAGCGCGGGCCGGTCAATTCCCAGCTCGCACCGGGCAACAATGGAGTCGGTAACGTCGCATTTCCAGCGGCCGTGGATGGCGATGTGGTGCTGTTCGCGCTCGATCTCACGACACCGGCCAACGTAACGTCAGGTTTCGAGGCCGTCATCTCGACAGCCGGGCAGATTCGGCAAACCTCGGCGACAAACCTCAGCACAAAGAACATCTTCTTCCAAGTCGCACCGGCGTCATGAAGATTGGGAACCCATCATGCACCGATATCGTGAATTTGCACTGGTCAGCGAACAGGACGAAGTTTTGCGCCGCGCCTTTCGCGACGGCTTCAAGCGCGCGGGCCTGTCGTTTGAGCAATTTCTGGACGCCCTCGCCTGGTATCGCGACCATGCGCGTCCGGCGGCTGACGAGGCACAACTTGCTGACGCGTTTACGCAGTATTCCTCTGACCGAGGCTGGCCAGCGGAACAGCGAGACGGTGTCCTCGATCTCTACCGAGCGATCCGCGACAATGGACCTGCAGCGGTGATGCAAGCACCGCGCCCGGACGAGGATCGCGCGATCCTCGGGCGCGCCGATGAACTGCTGCGCAACAATCCGGCACGTTATTGGGGCGATATCGAGTTGCAAGACGCTGCATTCGAAGCGCGCGAGCGGCTCGACGGCCATGCACTCTCGGATGGCACCGCGCGGCCGGCGCCGACGGCGAGCCCGGACCGGCAGCGGGTCGGAGAGATCGAGGCGTTACTGCGCGATCCGAACGGCGACGGACAGCGCCGTTATTGGACCGACAGCGGGCTGCGCACCGACTATGCCCAGGCGCTGGCGCGCCTGCATGGCAGCATCGACAGCGCAGATGGCGGAAGCGCGGCAACATCGTCCGCAATGCCCGAGAATTTTGGCATGGCGCCGCCGACTGCCTGACGCGGCCGTGCTCGCACGCGGCGGAATTGCGTCTCCGATACGTATCGCTTCGTTTTCCCAACGCAAGATCACGCGGCATCGATCCCACGCGCCGGGATCGCGAACCGCTCGTTTCCGGGCGCGACAGGAAATCCTTATGACTCAGGTGACCCAGACAGAAACGCGGAGCTCACGTAAAACGCAGGCGACACCTCACGTCCGACCGATCGTCGCAGACACATCGAAACCTGCACCAGAGGCCGACGTCGCCACGCATGCACGGCCGGTGCCACCGATCCCGCAGAGTGCGATGCAAGATGCCGCATTTGCTCGCAACTGGTGGAGGGTCGTGATCGACGCAGAACGTACGCCCTATGATCGCGTGCTCACCGACGTGACGGTGTGGGGTCCAAACGAAGTGAAGCTGCGCGCCGGCGATCTCGTCGAGGTGCTGGACGAGCAGTCGACGCTATTCGCACTGCTCTATCTTGTCGAGCACGTGCCAGCCAAGATCATCCGCTTTGCCGAATTGCTCAAGGCGCCGCTCGGCGGTGTCGCGATCGGCCGCATCGAGTCGCGGGGAAACCATTACGCCCAATGGCGCGGTCCGGCGAGGCGTTGGTGCATCATTGGACCGACCGGAACAGTCGTGCGCGACGGCATCCTGAGCAAGGAAGAGGCGGAACGTGATGTGACGACGCGCAACATGCCGACCAGCATGGCCTTCGTCAGCCATCCGCGCATGTGAGCGCCTGTGCCTGTACGTCCGCCACCGGTCGCGTCCGGTTTCGACGCGACCCACCGCAATAAACGAGGTGATCAATGCAGGACAACCGTTTCGCGTCCGCGTCGCACTTTGCACCGGCGCCCGAGGACGAAGTGGGCGCCGCCCCTGACGGCGTTTCCTCCAAGTCCTCCGGGCTCAGAGACGTCGGCCTGCATGGCGCCGCTGCGGGCGACGACAGAGGCGGCATTCCCAGTGAAAGGCGGATTGATCCGGCGGTTGCGGCCGACCCGCAGGCAAAGAATCTGGCGCCCGCGTCTGGAGACGCAGCGCCAGCTTCCGCGCCGGTTGCCAAGCCGTTTCCGGAATCCTGGCGCGAGGACTTGGCTGGCGGCGACAAGGCGTTCCGCAAAACGCTCGATCGGTTCGAAAGTCCGGGAGCGCTGGCCAAGGCCTACAAGGAATTAACCGCAAGGCTCTCCTCTGGCGACCTGAAGGCGACAAAACCGCCCCCAGACAATGCGACGCCGGAGCAGATTGCGATCTGGCGTGCCGAACAGGGCCTACCGCAGAGCGCGGTCGCCTATGTTGAAGGATTAAGTCTTGGCGACGGCACGGTGATGGGCGAAAGCGAGACGGCGCTTCTCGCTTCCTTTGCTGACCAGGCGATGAAGGGCCGATGGACAGCTGACCAGTACAATCAGGCGGTCGGCTGGTATTTCGACATGCAGGATCAGATCGCTGCCCAACGCGATCACGCCGACGCGGCTTTCAAGCACGAAGCATCGGCAGAGCTCATGCGCGAGTGGGGCCATGATTACGCGACCAACCGCAATGCCATCGCGCAGTTTTTCGATCAAAGTTTCCCGGACGGCCTCAGGGATGCATTGTTGACCGCTCGCCTGCCCGACGGCCGGGTCCTTGCCAATCATCCTACCTTCAACAAGGCCATCCTCGAGGTTGCAAAGTCCATAAATCCAAGCGGCACGCTGCTGCCGAATGCATCTGGCGACGGCCTGTCCAACGTGGAGAACCGCATCGCGGAGATCGAAGGAAGATATATGCGGGCGCCCCACGGTTCCGATCGATGGAAGAGCTACTGGGCCGGCGATTCCGGCGCCCGCATGCAACAGGAATATCGCGGGCTGCTCGCTACCCGCGAACAAGCACGGCGTGACCGCGCGGGTTAGTATCAGCCGATCGGCTCATCGTCGTGTGGACGGCGCACGCACCGAGCGCTTGAGCGAGGTTGCGGCGCGTTGCGACCTCGGACCTTTCAAGGCGGCTTCGAGATCGTGAAGGTGCCTGCGGGTGGCGACCAACGCGTCGGCCTCAATCGCGCGGTAGCGTTCGACCAGTTGCTGCCCGAATGGCGTCAGCGTCGCCCCGCCACCATGGACGCCACCCGGCTGCGCGGCGATCACGGCATCGCGAAAACAATTGTTCATGTCATCGACCAGAAGCCAGGCACGCCGGTACGACATGCCGAGCATTCGACCTGCCTGTGAAATCGACCCGGTCTTCTCGATGGCTTCGAGGAGGCGAACCTTACCGGGCCCCAGGGCTCGTCCGCTGCCCAAATCCACTCTCAGCGTCAGTCTTGGCGTGTCCATGATCGCGGCGCCCCGAACTCGAACTGGGTCACCATAGCATTTCCGCCGATTCGTCGCCTGTTGACGCTCACGTCATCAGCCATACTCCACCTTTGTCGTAGCGATACGATGACGCCATTCGCAAGACGATCGGGCATCCCATCAGCCGCGGATCCACACGGGCGAAGTTCTTCCGAACTTACCCGATCCAACCGCAGCGGCCCCGAGCGGCTTGCAATTTCACCCGCCGATGGAAAGCCCTGCGGGGCAGGTGACGGCGCTGGTTCCAGGAATCAGACCTCAGTTGTCAGCGGCGTCTCCACGTCCTCTGACGGCCGATTGTCGATCCCCTTAAACCGGCCAACCCCGATCATGCGCCCGCAGACAACCGGAACAGAGGCACCTCAACAATGACCAAGAAGGACTGGATCAATGGCCGATTCGGCATTTCAAATCCAGTAGACACCGATGCTGGTCTGGAACTAAATAACGGGAAAGCGCAAGCCAACCCGACGGAAGGATTTCTTGGCCCATGGCACACGGGGCTGGGATCGATGAATCTTTCGTCAAGTATTTGGCAGGTTTGCTAGATGCTGACGGATCGCTATCGTTTAACTTCAAGCGCGATCTGAACAGACCTGATCGCTATTTCCTGAGCCTTAATCTGCGGCTTGCGTCGTCCGACGCAGTTGACAAGCATGGGTTTGTCGAAAGCCTGCCAAAACAATACGGGATCGGTTCGGTCTCGCGTTATGGCAAGGGTTCGCAATTCATCGCTTGGGCTGTCTCAAAGCGTGCAGACCTCGAAGTGCTCTTGCCGCGACTCATCAAGCATATGGTGATCAAGGCGAAGCACTGGCAATGGATACTCGATACTTGGAGAGAAACGAGAGCCGGCAGAAAAACCCTTTCGCTCGAAGAACGAGAGAAATTGACGCTGGCGAGTTCTCAGTCGCGACGCACCAATGCCGGACCATTGAAGCCAAAGAACCATCCTACGTGGGCTTGGCTTGCCGGCTATCTTGATGGCGATGGCTGCTATAGTTACCGAAGTTATCGTGTCAATGGGTATACCCAGTGGGCGATTTACGTCAGTGCTGTGGCGCACATCAACGATATCATGGTGCTGCAATTCCTGGAAAACTCCTTTGGCGGCCGGATCATTGATCAAGG